AATAAAGTCACCACTCTAAAAGATTTTATTAATCCGCCTAGTGAGGCCATAAGCGATCCAACCACGTAAACAGCAGGACCAACAGCAGCCACAAAAGCTAACATCTTAATAACACTCTCTTTGTTCTCTTTAGATAGGTCGCTAAACCTTTGGAATAGCGTTTTTACCTTTCCAGCTAGGTCAGCAACAACAGGCAAAACGATTGACCCTATTTCTGTACCTACTTGTCTAAGGCTATTGAATGCTTCTCTTAACTGGAAAGCACCACTCTTTGAAGTTTCCTCAAATGCCTTATCTAGTATTCCAGTGCTATTAGCAATGTTATTCTGAATTTCTAAATATGCTTTTCCTTGAACTCCAGCCGTACCCATAACAGCACCCAAAGCACGAACGTTTGGAATTACAGACCCCAAGGCTTCTACATTACCGTCAAAGGTATTGATGAGTTTAATCATCGTTTGCGCTAATCCCTTTTGATCTACTTCATTTCGTAGATCCGCAAAGGTCATTCCTAGTTGACTTAATGTATCTCTCGCCTCTCCGCTTGGTTTGATCAACGCATTTAGAAAACCTCTAAGACCCGTAACTGCTTCTGAGCTATCAACACCTAACCTTGTGAACGTTGCGACCGAAGCCCCCACTTCTTCAAAGCTTACCCCTAATTGAGCAGCAACACCAACAACCCTACCTAAGACAGGAGCAAGTTCAGCAGCTTCAAGATTACCTTCTCTAACAGTAGCCGTCAAGATGTCCATCGCTTGAGCAGCGCTCATTACTTCAGGTCCGTAAGCTTGCATGACAGCAGTTACCGCCCTTGCTACTTCTTTGGTTTCACCCATGCCAATAGCAGACCCCTTTGCAGACATCTCTAATACTTGCAGAGCTTCAGCTCCACGCAAACCAGCAGAAGTTACAGTAAATAAGGCATCCGCTAATTCTGCTGGAGCCTTGGCTGTTTGCCCTGAAAGGGATAGTACTTTTTCTTTGAACTGTTCGACCTTATCAGATGAAATACCTACTAAGGTTTGAATCTTAGTCATGCTCTCATCAAAGTCTGCTGCTAGTTTTAGGGATGCCCCTCCAGCAGCTATAATAGGAAGTGTTAAGCTTCTTGTTAGGTTTCGGCCTGTAGACTGCATCTGTCTACCCATTGCCTGAATTTCACGGGTAGCCTTTTGCATCTTGGTAGTAAACTGCTTAAGGTCTACTCCAAATCTTACGGTAACGTTTGCTATACTAGCCATTTATTCAAGGGTTTTACCGCTACGGGGTTTAACTTTAAATTACATCGACAAGCTATGAGGTAGGTTTTAGTTGGTTACACTATTGTCTTCAGCTAACCACGCTCTCGCTTTCTCTAGGTTCTCGTTTGTTGGTCTTCTTAGTTCTTTTTTTGGTCTTTCCTTATCCCATGAAAAAGGAAAATAGTCTTGTGGTAGTTTGATCTTGTTTTGAGTCTCTTCGCTAAAATTAATCCTAGCAGATAAAAAGCCCGTAAGCCTCGCAGCCTCTAGTGTTAGTTTGCTTTCAGCTTCCTTTTGCTCGTTGTAGGCTTTTATTCCTAACTGAAAAGCTCTAGGAGTTAAATCAAAGAAATCATCTGGAAGCATCTTTAGGCACGACATCGCAAGCCCTAGATTCTGGCTAATTGCTTGCTCTAGGGTTTTTTCTTCTGACTCCTCTTCTGTGCCCTGTTCGGAGTCTGAATCTTTTCCTGTGCCACCTTCATTTCGTCAATGGTGGTAGTTATCACGCTTAGTAAAGAGAAGTCATCTTCTAACCACTCCTCAATGCTTGATAATTCGAAATCAAGAGCAATACCTTCTTTGATCGCACCGTATTTAAAACCTAAAAAGGCCATTAATTCGGTCTGTTCCATTTCGGGCATGGTTTCTAAATTAGCACTTACTAACTCCTTAATAGCTCGGTAAGAAAAGAGGAAAGGGCGATCCTTTCCTCCTGCTTGAATGTTTTTTAAAACCATATTAAGCGCCTACTGCTTTAGCAAATGCGTCTGACGAATCTAGCTGAAAGCTATAAGTAGCTGCCCCGTCATCGTTACCGCCAATCTGAATATTACTAATCAAAGCTTTCCCTGAATAAGTTAAATCCCCTGTCCCAGGGGTTCCGTTTGGCTCAAATTTGAAGTCAATCTCTGTGCCATCAAGCGCAAGAGTGAAAATGTCGTCCGTGTTTAATTCTCCAGAGACATCCGTGAATCGCATAAATCCGCTGCCTGTTCCAGACATAGATTTTCTCTTCCCTGGCTTAATCCTTTGAAAGCCTCCACTTGCTTGGGAGCTTACGTCAATGGTTGGGAAATTAAATGTGGCTTGAAAGTTATTCATAACTCCCGTAACATCGAATGTAGAGCCATCACTAGACAGCTTTAGATACATGTCACCTGCTAATACTTCTCCTGCTAATGGCATCTTTTTTTATTTTGAGTTTTTGACCTTATTTTTCTACCTGAACTTCTTCAGGCTCTTGTTTCTTTTTCCTTGGCTTGGCAATTATGCCAGCCTCTTGTAGTGCCTTGACCTTCACACCTCCAAAGACTAATACTATACTTCCAGCAGGAACGGTAATGCTCCCTAAATTATAATCGACTTTTAGTTTATGCTCTTCCATTACCTACCATTTACTATTAAAAATAACCCATTGTTAGGGGCTTGTTTATTTATTCGTTTATAGTGATTAGCTAAGGGTGTAACAAACCCTGTATCTAACCTCTACGATTGCTTTCTTTAGTTGTCGGTCGTAGTCTTCAGCATCAATCCCGTCATACTTACAATACTCTAGTGAAATGCCTTCTACTGTTCCTTTGAACCCGTCTAGTGCTGCTCTGCTTAAATCGGCCATCCCTTTGGCAACCATTGGAGTGTCAGCATAACAGCCCACCACAATGTCTCTCCACTCTTTGCCTGAAGCGTTGCCTTGTGTTACTATTGGTTCTGAATTATCGGCATATATCACAGAATAAGGCTTTGAAACCCCGTCCTTTGCTATGTAAGAAGACACACCACCACTACTGGCCGTTGAAAAGTCAGTATCTGCTGATAATATACTATGAATTGCCTGAACGCTCATATAAACACCTTTGCTAGTATCTTTTTTGTGTGTGCTAACATCTCAGATTCAAGTGCTCTTATGGCCTCTTGCTCACTGGCTTTCGCTGCTTTTTCTACTAATCTTAGGGCTGGCATTTTACCAGTGCTAATCCTACCACCTTTAGCCCCTTTTCTAAATCTTGCTTCCGTGCCTTCTTCGAGAAACAAACCGTGAAAGCCTCTAAAATTTTCATCAACACGATAACCCACCAGCACATTAGGAAACGTTTTACTTGTCCCTGTAATAGTACCGACCGAATCATACAATGTGCCTGAATCAGTATGCTTTGTAACTTGTCTTCTCAATGCCTTGACTGTTGGAATAGCTGACCTTCTTAATGGGGTTAACAACTCTCTCCTTTTATATTCTAAAGGGATTGATTTTACCGCCTTTTCAAACTTCTTCCACCCCTCTATGTCAATAGAAGACCCCTCTCTGACCTGAAAACCGCTAATACTACTCATCGTTTCCAAAGAATTTACACTTCAACAAAAGGCCCTGTCTTCGGCCCATCTCTTCAGTAGCTATTATTTCATAAATCTTACCACCGTAAACCACCCTGTTATCAGTTGTTATACTGCTATGGTAGCGGATTAGAAAATCTAAACCTTGCTCGTTAATTTGTTGCCCATTGTCTTCTTTTTCAGAACTAGTCCCATATTCCCTTTTAGCAGGAATACTAGCATAAGCATTCGACCAATTACCAGAAGGAAAACCATCCGCGCCCGTGCTTTCAACCACTGACTGAATGGCTATCCTCTGATCTAACGTCCCTATGTTTAATGCTTTTAGCACTTAAAGTCTTTTTGGTTTTACGTGATCGAGCAAATACCTACTACTCATAGACACCTTACTAATCATTGTTCCAGTTATTTCGTCTTGTCTGAACTCATTCAACCCTGTTAGCATCATTTGGATGGCCTGCTTCATTGTCTTAGGGGCTTCTGAAAAGCCTACATATACTTGACCCGTACTGTCTGCACCGATAGCGATAGCAGCCCCTCCGCTTGTTAATGCTAGCTGAAAAGTGTCATCTGTTTTGCTTACTACGTAGTAAACTTTTCTCTCCTTGATTGCACTGTCAATAGTTCCATCAACAGCCTTATATACTACTACTTGATCGGTGTCTATAAACGGGTGACCTTCTTGAGTAAAGAGGTTTGTTGCTGCTGTAATTGTGGTCACTCCAGCATGGCCTATAATATATTCTACTTGTAATGCATCCTCTCTATCGTAGGAGTCAGGCCAAGAGTCAATGATCTCTATTTGAGCATCTAGGTTATGAGCGTACACCCTGTAAAGGCTTGCACTTAATGTCTGTAAAGTGTTGTCACTGTCGTAATACTTTACACTGTTGACCTTAGCAAATGGAAGACCTTTTAAAACTATCATACCCGCAGGAAACTTCGCGCAAGTCTCAGAGACTGTCTTAAACAGTGGAGTTACGCCAGTATATTCTTCTGCTTCCTCTGTTGCAATAGCAATAAGGGCTTTTACATGCTCGTCATCTTCACTGTGAAAATAAGCGAGTTGATGCTTTGCCTCTGCTAGAGAAACTGGGAAATATTGGGCTGGTATGATGGTTTTCATCTACTTAATAAATCCTTTTGCTTTATATTCTTTTGCTTTTTCAGGGCTTACCTCAATTATATCTCCTTCGAAGTATGCCAAATTTGGTATTGGTTTTACTAGTTCTACTTTTGTTTTTTTCGATACTACCGCTTTTCCTTTTTCCATCTTATTTGGGTTAATTAAACAGCCCCCCGAAGGAGGCTGCTATAATAATAACTACTATGAGAGTAACGCATCTTTCATTGAAGAGAATGATTCAGGGTGTCTTACTCCAACATCCCAGAATGAATTAACTACAACCTGAACAGATCCAGTTTTTGCAAGGGTGTAAGGATCAACAACAATGTCAACACCAGCCCAGTTAGCAATAATTAAATCCGCGAAATTACCAAAAAGGATAGCGTGTGCGATACTGTCAGCAGAGCCCTTAGTCAATGTACTTGGAACTTGAGTTGAAAAACCAGCATTATAGCCGTTTAGGCTGCTAGAATCCTGACCCATAATGAACTGACCAGAGCCAGCATCAAGCAAAGTCTTTTTCAATAACCCTCTAATGCCTGGAGTTGACAAGTAACCCAAAGAACCCTCAAGAGCGTTGTCAATGTTTACTGCCGTTTCAAGGTCTATAAGGTGTGCAAAAGTCGGCACTAGACCGTTTGTACCCCCAACAACAGCACCAATTCCAGCCGTATTCAAAACGCCTGTTGGCTGATCGCCTGAACCTGAACCATTAATAGCTGCTGAATCAACAGCTATTCTAATAGCCATCTCTAAATCACCTCTTACAAAACTCTCTACTGAAATGCTAGACTGTGCTAGTAATTTCTTAGAGTAGTTTGTGAATGCTGCTAATCTGTTTGGAGACAGAGAAATAGCATCAAAAGTAGCTGTAGTTTCTGCTGCAGCATCTTGTTCGCCTTCCCATGCAGTAGCACCAACGCCATTGTTTCTAGGTAACTTAATATCACCCTGAAGACCAGTTAACATTCTTGCTCCCATTTGCTCGACCAAAAGATTTGGTCTTAATGCAGGGATCATGTCGCCTAAGTCTGTCGCTACCGTGTGACCACCAGCAGTAGTTGTACCTACCGTCATGTCTCTTTTCTCATTACCTAAAAGCATGGCAGGAACACCGACACCCTCAATAGTAATCCCTGAGGCTCTGGCTTCGCTTACTGCTTCTTGGTGCATTTCTGCTTCAAGACCGTCAATGTTCTCGCCATTCATTTGGCTTCTGATAGTCTTTAGATAAGAATACTTTCTTAGCTCTTTGGCCTCTTTACCAACAACACCAGTATTAACAGGAGAACCAGCTAAACTAGCTGCTCTTGCTTCGGCTGCTTCTTCCTTCTGACGTTGAGCGACTTCACCGTCAAGCGTTTCGATCTCCGTGTCCAAGTCGTTGAATCTTTTCACTTCTTCTTCATTGAAGCTTCTTTCTTCTTGAGTTCTTAGCTCAAGCAGGGCTTTTTGATCCTTCACCTTTTGCCCTCTTTCTTCTAATAGTTGTTTTGAACTTTTCATGTTCTTAGAATTATGAGTTTTTGTTTATTAAAAATCGGGCATTGTATTCATCAAAAGATGGCCCTTTGTTTTCTTTGTGTTCTGATTGACCGTCAAAACTTCTTTTTGCTACTGAAGTATCAGCGTAAGCAGGATATGTAACAGGAGAAACATCATAAAGCATTTCCACTTTTTTGATTTGTCTCAGGTCCTTCTCTTGATCACTTCTCTCAACCCAAATAGTCTCTTTTGCTCTAAAAGCAAAGCTGCTTTGGCTCACATCTCCCTTATCGATTGCATCCGCTAAGTCTTTAGCATAGCTCCTGTCTGGAGTTTCATATCTATATTTCAATCCCTCTGTGTCAAGCGTAAGCGTCAATGTCCCTTGACCGCCTTTGCTTCTTGCTAATACATAATTAGGATTGTGATTAAATAAGCACCTAACATCATCGTTGATAACATCATCAAATGCGCCTGGAAGAATCTCTTCTTCAAACCAACCTAAATCCGTCCTTTGATTATATAAGGCTGCGTGACCTTCAATAATTGCTGGCTTTGATTCGTCAGTATCTTCTCTTTTCTCAATAGTCACGGGAGCCATGAAAAACCTTCTTTCAGCTCCGTCTATTTTGCCTATGTAGTCCTTCTCGCTACTCATATCTATATCGTTTCATTATTTTCACTTCCTTCTGTTCCCTTTGCGTTTAGTGCGTCTATCTTCGCTTGGTAGAAGGGTCCTATTTTGCTTTCTGGAATACTGTTGGCATTCACTAGCAATTCATCTAAACCTTCTCTGGCGTTCCACTCCTCCATCATTCTAGCTTCGTTCCTGTCAATAATTCCAGCGTTCACGAGCTTAGATATTCCTTCAGTTCTCTTTTCGAAGTCTGCCCTTAGAATACTATCTACATTGTGCTTAAAGTAGATTTCATCTGTGTTCTTTTCTTCTTCGGTTAATAGCTTTCTCCTGTCCTCTGATTCTATTCGAGAGATAAAAGGA